CGCTACCAAAGTCGAAGGCGTACGTCACCGTCCGTGGCCGTCGCCGCAAGCTTTACCGCGGCAAGAACGGCGGTCTCTACTACCGCACCAAGTCTGGCCGCAGCTACATCGCCGCGAAGGTTCTCAAGCGTAAGGGTCACATGCTCTCGCCAAAGAAGCGTCGTGTTCGCCGCGCCGTAAAGAAGCTTCGCAAGCGCCGTCGCCGCAAGCTCAAGATGACCAAGAAGGCCATCGCTGCTCGTCGTGCCTACCGCAAGCGCAACCGTCGCACCCGTCGCCGTTCCCGCTTCGGTGACTACTAGATAGGTTTGATGGTTGGTAAATTTTGAGTGGAAATGTAGGGATTAAGTATGATTAAAATAATAAAAAAATTCAATTGAAATTATTTATTATTTTAGTTAAAATAAATTGTAATTTAATTTAATCGAAGTGTAAATCTACTAATTGCAAGTTTTCGTTCTTGATCGCTAGTATTTTCTCAATCGATCTAACAGTACTTGGAATAGTTTTAAAATCATTTACAGCTATTATTTCAATTCTATCAGATACGTTTAGGTCTATGATACAATTGTTTGTATAATTTTCTAGATTTTTAATACATTCTATGTATTTCTTTCCTTCTGGATCTGAATTGTGTATCTTCGCAAATACAGTCTCGTTTTTAAAAATCGTGGTATACAATAGAATGTCTTCGTTTTCTTCTTTTACTAAAAGACTAAAAGTGATTAAGTTAGACGGTTTCCACTTAAAACAAGAGTAATTTATACCTGTTATAATCGGTAAATCGTTTGGTACCATAAAAATCTCATCTGTATCTTGAAATGTTTCTTTGTAATTATCTATAGAATGTGAATAATCTGTAATGGTTAATGTAATACCGTCATATAGAGTATTGTGTTTAAATGTTTCGGCTTCTTGTAGTCTATCAAGATATGTATCTCTATTTATCTTTTTACCACATATAGAAAATGTGTCATAGATACATATTTCATCTGGTGTGTAAGAAATGTCAAAAATAGAACCATAATAGTACTCGTCTGAAGCTTGTATATCAATTCTGTAAATTGTAAAATCTTTAAGAATTATAACGGAGTTGTTATTGCCGTGTTTGTCCTGAAATAAAAACAAAATAGCTCTTTTGGTGTCCTGTGTGTTTTTTTTATAAAATACGTAATTAAAATTTCTAAGTTTAAAAAGATATCTTTTTTCAATGTTCACTGAATTTTGGAGTGGAAAATACATATCTCCCTTCCCTGTCCAGTTATTATTAAGTAGAAAGACTATTTGTTTCTTAAAGTGTTCATCTGTGATTTCGGGTTGCATTATTAATATTAATTATATTAGTATCTTTAAATAAATTTAAAGCTTTTATTATATACAAACGTATAATGTCGTTTACATCAAAAGAAGAAACTCTTATTAATTTCTTACTAAATTACTATAAAACAAGAATTTCACTTTTTAGAGATATAATTTATCAAAACACTCCTCTTAGTCTTAGACTTTTAGATTGGTTAGTTACAAATTACTCGAAAAAATACAATATAATATACCCATTGAATAATTCAAACGAAACTATTTATTTTAATATATATCTTGACTATAAAAATCAACTGAAAGCTTATTCGAAGAAATTTTTTGATCCTTTTTGCAGACAGAAACGTCTTATAATTAATATCAATACGTTTATATGGAGAGAATATAAATGCGATGACATCACCGATAACGAAATAGTAACAACAGTTGGACAACTTAATTTTTTTAGGTGGTTCATAGATAACAAGATTCTTGATTATGCTCTGAGTAATATAAGATTTATAGATGCGGACATGATAAACACCATGTCTAGTAAGAAGAAAGGTAAACGCACGGTACTCTCTCCTAGTGCAGTAAAGGGAATATACACTAATAGATGCGCTATTACAATTAAATTTAAAGCCTAGTAATTTAGAGAAATAAATTATACAAGTGTATAATGTAAATGGAGAATCCGTTACATATTTGGCTAGCTTCTACGGGAAAAAGAGTTGCAGATTCTAGTAAACAAGATGTTACACATTTTATGTTCGACGGAGGAAAGTATGACATTTCAACAGATCACGACGAATTTCAGGTAATGTATAGTAAGTACATAAAATTTAAAAATTGTATAGTTGAGAGGAAAACTAAATTTTTTAAATTTTTTATAGACTTTGATGTATTATCTGAAGAAATCATAAACATAGATGATTACATGGTTATTATACAGAACACTCTTAATAATTTATACAAACAAGACAATTTAGTGTGTATTATAACAGGGGCAGACAAAATTAAAGAGATTTATAAGAACGGAATTTTATATCTTAAACAGGGATTTCACTTACACTGGCCTGATATAATAGTAGACAAACATACGTCGTTGTCTATTCGTAGAAATTTAATTGTTAATTTAACAACTGTATTTGGAAAAGACGAAAAGTACTATGATTCCTGGGAAAAGATAATAGATCGTTGTGTTTATGAAAATAACGGACTGCGTTTAGTTGGTTCCGATAAATGCACAATTTCAGATGGTATTAAAGTTTATGAAGACCGAATATACGTTCTCAAGGATGTATACACCGGAACCAAAAGAGATGAATCTTTATTTGATTTTTATAATTTAGATACATTTCAGTTGGTGAAGAACACCAGTATTAGAACAGATTCTCAAAGTATTACCGAAATAAATATTCTCTCGGAATACGTAGAAACAGATGAAAACACGGAAACTAGTTGCGGAAATTTAATAACACTCTCTAAAAATTCTACAGAATACAAAGCTATCGAAAAATTTTTTAAATTTCATGCCACTGGATATAGAGCAGAAGACATTCGTAATATTAGTAAATCTAAGGACAAAGATTTATATCTTATAAGTTCAAAGTCTAAATATTGCCAGAATAAGCAAGATTTTCATACAAATAATCACATATACTTTAAACTAACTCCAAATGGCCTTTGTCAGAAATGTATGTCTGAAAGTCACGGAATACACGGATGGTGCAGAGATTTTGAAAGTAGTTATGAACCGGTTACACAATCGCTAAAAAGTATATTATTGGAAAAAACCAAATAGTAAAGAAATTAAAAAACCAGAAAATTTTAGTATACCTAATTTGTTAGTAAATCTAGAAAATAGAATAACAGGCAAAGGTGCGTTTATGGGACCGGGAAAAAAGTAGTTAACAATACTACAGACAAACCAATAAGAACTGCGATTAATAATTTACCACTTAAGGTTGTTACGCCTGTTTCGGCGAGATACGGGAAAGAATTTCCCATTAGCTCGATAAATTGAGAGGAATTAGTGATAAGATAAGATATAATTATAATCAAAAAAAGCCGAATATTCTTTTGATCTGTTATTTTTTCAAGGAGTGTAACGTTTACATTTACATTTACATTTTCATTTTCATTTGCAAATACACTTCCAATCTCATTTGCATCTGAATCTGCTATTGTTGCGGCACTTGTGTCTGTTTCTACGCTATATTCACCCCTTGATAAGATACTTTTTGTTCCTGTCGACCGCGCTGCATCTCTTTCGGGAGGTTTTTCAATAAGATCCCTAACTGAACACTCAAATTGTGACATTTATTTAATAAAAGTATTTAAATGTTACTTTTTAAACGAAACAATTATTAGTTTTTAAAATAAAAATAAAATGTATTTATAAAAGTAAATAAAATGGGCATAGACAACGTTGCTATTAAAACTTTTAACTCAACCGGTTCGCAATCTGTATGCAGAGCAAGTGAAGCAGACGAAACTAAACTCATAGAATCTCAGTTCCTTACTAAATGTACAACTAAATATATTAATGGTTCTGGTATCAGTTTTATACCGGGTAAACTATCATTACTACCTATTGCCGGTGCTACGTCTAACGAAACATTTACTCTTCCAAGTGATGTTGATGCAATAAGTGAGATAATTTTCCATTGTGAAATAAAGTTAGCAATAGCTGACACAGAATCTGTGAAAGTTTCAAGCAGTCTTGTTTTAGACATGATCAATAAAATTGAAATGAAAATTGGAAATTTAGTTTTCCAGACTATACGCCCATGCGACATTTATGCTAGAAATATAACCGAACATGGAGCTGCTCTTAAACTTTTAATGAGTCAATCTGATGCAGTAGTCACGCACGGTACAGCTTCTAATCCAATTCTAACAATAACAGAGGGTGGTTCAAATGTCACGGATAATGTAACCCTTGATTTCTCAATGTCTATACCATTCACGGGAAGAGATTCTAATACAGAGAGAAGTTTTCTTCAAGCCGGAGCGTCTACTAATAGTCTTAGCATGAAAGTTTATTACAATCAATTCACTGCGGCATCTGGTTTCAGCACCACACCGGCGTCGTGCATATCTGGGTTTTTTAAACCCGCAGGCGCCGATAACACCGCATCCGCGGCCATTGTAACAGGTGTATCAACTGGTATATGTGTTTTATCTCATCAAATTACAAACACTGAAAAGAATTTTATTCAGAAAAATATAATAAACAGGGTTGTAAACACATCTCAATCCGTGGAACATTATTTTAGTGGTACGGATTTAACTACGGGTCCTTCTACTTTAACAATTGATTTGTCTAATATTAATATTAATGTTTCGCATATTATACTTTCACTTGCCACTACTGTATATGGAACAACTCAGGCTGACGTTTTAGTCGGCGAGGGCGCTACTCAGGGTACGTCTTGGACACCTAGAGAACCATTTAGACCTGCACGGATGGCCGCAACTGATCTTGGAGTTCAAAGTGGTTGGTTAAAATCAGCAGAAGTTCTATTAGGAAACGATAGAACTGGTAATGTACCTGCATCATGCTTGTCCACGAATAGAATTCAACAATTCAATTTAAAGAGTGCAGACAATAAAAATTTGTTTATTATTAAATTAGCCGATTGCGCTTTTAGTACAGCAGGCATACCATTTGCTCGTCTTAATAACAAGAAATTAATACTTAAATTCGCGGATGGGTTTATTAATGCAGGGAATGCGGCGATTGATACGGCAACTTGTGTACATGTAACTTGCTGTGGTACCCAAATTCAGACTACCGTAGGTGGAGCTATCTCGTTCTCTGCTTAAATTCAATTACAACGAATTTCATTTAATTAAAATTAAATAATTTTAACTACGTATTAAATTTAAAATTATTTTCTTTTATAAATTATAAATACAATGTCTGGAGCTGTAGCTGCTCATGCTGCTTATAACGGGTCTGGTACCCAGGGCCTTGCCGTAAGTGATAAAAACCTGGCTGGATCTGACATAATGTCTGTCTTCTGGAACAAGAATAATGTCGTCAAACAGCTAATTCATGGGTCTTCCATAATGGAAATTCCACCCACTGGAAACGGTGGCAGTCTATCAAGCGGTGGTAATCAAATTTTCACCGTCAATGACGATATTGACGCCATTGGTGATCTATACCTTCAAATTACTACATCTGGAATTTCTGGTTCTAAGACTCTTAAGGCTTTTGATCTAGTTAATTGCATTAAGCGTATCGAATTCAAGGTAGGTAACCAAATTTGGCAGACTCTCGAGGGTGACGACATAAACGCATTAAATCTCACTGAAATGTCTGAGGAAGCTTTCGAGTCTTACACTCTACACATGTCCGGCGGAATTGCTGCCACTGGAACTAGAAACGCTGTCGTCCCTACCGCAAATAATACTCTTGTTACAACTTCAGCAAATGTATCAGGTGTTCTACGTATTCCTTGCTTAACAAGAACATTAGGACCAAAGTTTGCCAAGTTTACTGATGTTTCGGAGGGTGCTTACATGTTAGCCGGAGCTTCTGCTCAGAAAGTTCAAATTAAGGTAACTATGAAATCATCGCTATCGGGCGGTACTCTTGTGCAGCAATCCGGTATTTCGTTCTCTTTAAAACTCTTTGGTCAGTGCATGGTAATGTGTAACGCAGAGCGCCTCTATGTCAGAGGTCGTTCCGCATCTTCACCACCGGCGGGTCTAGCAAAACGTATTAAGATGACGCAAAACTCTACTACCAGTTTAGCCTCTTTTAACGGCGAATCGACTGTAAACATCGATTTAGACCAGTTTTCACTTTACGGTTCCCATCTAGTGATACAGGTGATAGCCACTGACACTGCCAAGCGAGCTTCGATTAAAACCGCTGAACTTAAATTAAACTCCACCTCGTTCTCTGGTGAATTAGATGGTGCCTTGTTGACCGGCGCTGCCGCCGATTCCTTAGGTTTGTACGCGAACGGTTCGCGTGGCGAAACCGGTGTTAACAGATCTGCTAATTGTTACATTTTCCCACTTGCGTCTCGCGCGTACGGTGGTTCGTCTGTTCCATTAAATCGTTTTGACAATATTAGACTAACTTTAGGACTTATAACGAGCGGCGCCACCGCCGTAACTGTTAATGTTACATGTGTAGGTCAGACAACTGCGCTCTACCTCAACAACGCCGCTTCTCTTGCGATGTATTAAATAACTTCAACTAATTTCATTTAATTAAAATTAAATAATTTTAACTACGTATTAAATTTAAAATTATTTTCTTTTATAAATTATAAATACAATGTCTGGAACTGTAGCTGCTCATGCTGCGTATAACGGGTCTGGTACCCAAGGTCTTGCTGTAACGAATGAGATGAATCAGGTGGCTGCGACTGTGATGCCGCGTCCACCGCCTCCTCATTCCGTATTCTGGAATAATAACGACAAACTCAAACAATTAGTTTACGGTTCAGCTTTTATTGATGTACCAAGTAGTGGCGGATCTGGCACATCTTTGCTAAGTTCCCCTAATCACCAAATTTTTGACGTTAGTAACGACCTNGATTGNCTAGGTGATATGGTTTTAAAGGTTACANTTACTAATGGAAAATCCGGANCGGCCACTGCTGTTCCCCATGGTCAGGAAATTGCCCAGGTTATTTCACGTGTAGAAATTAGAGTAGGTAACCAAACTTGGCAGACAATCGAAGGCGCTGATCTTCAGGCATTAGCGGCAACCGAACTATCAAGAGGTTCTTTTGATGATTATTCGTTTCAGACATCAGGTGGTGTTACTTCCACCGGATTGTTTTCCTCAGACGAGCCTGGAACTATAGCTACCGCTAATGGCGCTTCTGCCACTGCCTTTTTCCCTCTTAAAGTATTTACTAAAACTCTTGCGCCACGTCTAGAAACTTTTTCAGAACAATCAGAATCTGGATATTTAATGGCGGTTGCTCCTCGTCAGTCTGTTACTGTTAAGGTTTTTACTGCTGCGAACTCTGTTGAAGCCTTTGATGGCACGTCATCTGTTGATTTATCTTTGTACGCACAGAATATGGTAATGTGTCAAGCGGAGCGCGATATGCTGAAGAACCAGCCAAATGGTATTGCAAAACGCATTAAGATGACCCAAAGCCAAAGCAAGAATTCTACTGCAGACCCAACGAGCCTCGAACTAGATCTAGATCACTTCTCTCTCTATGCCTCTCATCTTATTATAAGCATCGGCGGACTCTTCTCTGCTCTCGACGGTGTCAATGAGACTAAATTAAGAGATGTGCAGGCAGAATTATTATTGAACTCTACTTCATTTTCGAGTAAATTACCTCTAGGGCTTCTTAAATTAACGGGTTCTTCGAATGGTCTTCATTCGCATCAGCACCGTGCACCAGGTGCCGCTGGTTCGGTGACAGGCGGTGACACTGTTGAGGCGGCTGACAATGCGGTGGCTGTTCATACTTTCGTTTTCCCACTTGCTTCTCGTGCGTACGGTGGTTCGTCTGTTCCATTAAATCGTTTTGACAACATCAGACTTAAGCTTACAAATCTAGGTGGTTCTAGTGGTGCTCGTCTTAACACTAACACTGTTGTTACCGTTACGTGCGTAGGTGAGACAACTGCTCTTTATAAGAACGACACCGCGTCTCTTGCGATGTATTAAATAAATTCAACGAATTTCATTTAATTAAAATTAAATAATTTTAACTACGTATTAAATTTAAAATTATTTTCTTTTATAAATTATAAATACAATGTCTGGAGCTATAGCAGCACACTCAGCTCATAATGGGTCCGGTACCCAGGGTACTGCAACGTCCAAATCGGCGACTGATTCCTCGGCGATGTCCGTGTTCTTTAACAAGAATGATGTCGTCAAACAGATGAATTACGGTTCTTCTATCGTTGAGATACCATCCAGCGGTACCAGCACTGTAAACTTCGGAGGAACTAGACTTTTCTTCGTAAATACTGATATCGATTGCCTTGGTGACATGTTTTTAGAATTAACTGCTACTCTACCTACATATGCTGTTACTGGATCTACAACNCCTGCAAATGTTGGTGCAGCTAGTAACACCACCACTAACCTCTCTTTGAAGCCATTTGCTCTACAGTCTCTCATCGAGTCCGTTAAAATTCAGGTTGGTTCGCAGACTTGGCAGACCATAGAAAAAGAGGATCTAAGAGTTGTAAATTCTACTGAACTTGGTCCAGACGCTTTTGGCGAGAGCAGCGTAATGAGTACTCCGCCATCGAATGGTACGAGTGCGAACACAACTTGGCTCGTAATCCCATCGCTAACTAAAACCTTAGGTCCGGCTTTTGGTAAGTTTTCAAATCACACCGAAGACGGTTATCCGATGGTAATTGCTCCATCACAGCAGGTTAAGGTTGAGGTCATTTTCGTAGAGGCTTTCCCTACAGTATTAAATTATACCGCCACGGACGGTGCAACGGCACCCCCAGTAAATGCGACAACCACTGTTTTAATCAAGGAGAATGTTCCATATACAGCAACTCTCACACTTGCTAACTCGGGTAGTGCTCAGGCGGTTTCTGGTGTACTTGGCGTCCAGTCGGCCGCTGGTTCTATAACCGGTTGCAAACTTTACGCTAAGCAGCAGATTATGTGTAACACTGAGAGAACCGACTTCATGTCGGACGCTCAGGGTGACGGTATTCCAAAGCGTCTTAAGATGACTCAGAATGCTTACACTACCGATCTCGGAAGTAGCGATGAAAAGACTATCGAGCTCGATCACTTTTCGCTATACACGTCTCATTTAATCATCTCTGGTGACCTCGGAGAAGGTGTCAAACTTGCGTCTGCGGAACTTAAGCTAAACTCTAGCTCATTCTCTGGCAGACTTCCTGGTGCTCTACTTGATTACGCTACCGCGGATTCGTTAGGTTTATTCGCTAATAAATACATATACCAGACCGGAACTATCACTAGTTCCCCAGCGTTAGAAGTCGAAGAGTTTGGAATGGGAACCTATGTATTCCCACTAGCGTCAACCGCCTACAGTGGTTCGTCTGTTCCTCTAAATCGTTTTGACAGCATTCGCCTTGTTTTAAAATTCACGTCTAAACCATTGTCTACCCTCAGTACCTTTGTTAACGTAACCTGTGTTGGTGAGACCACCGCTCTTTTCAAGGGTGGCGCTGCCTCGCTTGCCATGTATTAAATTGATGTATTAAATTGATTTATTAAATTGATATATAAACGTGTGTGTAAATGTAATTGTGTAATGTGTAATGTGTAATGTGTAATGTGTAAATGTGTAAATGCGCGATTTGTAAGTGTGATGTACTCTTTATTTAAAAAGTTAAATAAATAATACAATACACAAAATGTGTTAAATTAATTTAAAAAAAATATATACAATTATAATAAATGTCAGGCTCAATTGCGGCAATTGCAGCATACGATGGTAGCGGTACACAAGGATACGGAACTACTGACAAACCTATTTCAGAGGCTAAATCAATTTTCTGGAACGAAAACGACACCGATGTATATTACGTAAATGGTTCCAGTTTCTCGGAGGTATCCAGCAACAAAGGAGAAATAACAACTCCCGAGACTATTGTATTTACATTCGACAACGACTCAGACGCGATTAATGATTTAACTCTTGCAATCGAAAGAACTGGACAATTCACAAAAGATACCAACACCCCGGTTTATTATATGTTGTACTTTATAGACAGAATAGAAATCTGCATGGGTAATCAGGTCATTTGCACAACGAATACTATGCAACTAGTAAAAGATTATTTTGATCACGGGGATTATACAATCTTTACAAACTTTTATCCAATATCAGGTTCTACTACTTCTACTCAGACGGCTGCGCAAAAAGTAAACTTAAATATATTTAGAATGTTGTCTCATAAAGGATTAGACTCTTCATATCTAATGGCGTGTGCAAACAACCAGTCTCTACAAGTAAAAGTTTATCCACAGAATTTGACGTTAGCAGAATTTACCGCATATGTTAACTCCGCGACTAACGTGCCACCGTCGGCGTTCGCTGATAACACTTTTTCGTTTAAACTTTTTGCTAATAAAACTTCGATGACAAACGCGGAAAGAGATTTTCTTAGAAAACAGGTTGTACCAAAAAGAACTAATATTTCTCAATTTGCTCAACTATCGGATAAACCAACTCAGTCTACTATTAACCTTGGAGATACTATAACCATAAACTGTGATCATTTTAACATTTATGCAGACACGCTTTATATTTTAGGGTTGTGTCATAAACAATTAGAAAATCTCGGCGGGTTTGATGTAGAGTTATTCTTAAATTCTACTTCTTATTGTGGTGAACTACCTTATTACATAGCTCATTCTAAACCAAATACACGAGCACTTGCAGCCGCTGACACTCCGACTGCCATTGCCAATAATGCCAATGGTACTGTTATTTCTGCTGCTATCGCTTCTATCAACACAAGAATCCATGAATCAAACAGCGACAGATTTTTCTATTATAAAATAGATCTTGCTAAAAACGGATACAATAATAAGCACGACCAAAATTATGTACCCCTTACTAGATTTGATTCTATTAGACTAGTTCTTACAGCGAAAAAAGCCATTACAAAAGCTGATTACGAGGATTTTTTTGAGACTTTAACCGTTGTAGCAGAAGGTAAATGCACAGCTTTGTATCAAAACGGAGCAGTTACATTCAATAATTACTAAATACATAAATGTATTACATTACATTACATTACATTATATACACTTGATGAACTTCCAATCCAATTCTTTACAGATACCTCTCCAGATGTTCTCTTGTTCGAATAACTTCTCACGACTCTTAAGTAACGGAAAATAAATAAGATATTCATTTTTGTCTAATAACTGAAAAAATTTGTATAAAGTATAAGAATAGCTTAAAAAGTTCTTTCTGGTTTTCGGACAGTACTTTTCAAACGGTTCTTGAATTTCATTAAACAACCCTGTTAGTTTTATTTCTAATTCTTGCGAAATAACTAATTGTTTATTGCCTGTAATTTTATGGATTATATTTGGTATATGTTCATAGTATTTATTTAACTTTAACTTTTTAAGAAATTCTTTAATTTTATGATATGTAATAAGAGTTTTGTCAGTAAGACGTTCTTTTTTAATTTCTATTATAAGTAATTGTATAACTTCTTCTGGAACATTTGTACCTTCACGACCCTGTATCTGAGTAATCCATTCTTTAAAGTGATTAGTTCTCTTGTAACTATAAGGTTTAATGTATTCGTGATTCTCTGCGTGGTTCCATTCTGGCAGTTCAGATATATTAAACTTTTCGGTAAGACCGCAAGTATAACAAATTAATAAACCAGATGATGTATCCTGAACAGTATTTCCCTGACATTCTTTACAGACGTACACTGCTTTACCGCGTTCTACACAAATACCAGATTCTTCTGGAAAGCATTTGGCCATATACATCTTGTAGACTTCTTCTTTGTTATTTTGTGAATCTAACGAAATGTATTTGAATATTTCTCCGTCGTTGTTACATTCGGTTGTGTATTCCTCAGAGTCTATTTCTTTTATAAAGTCCATTGACTTGAAAAGATATTCTGATAGTTGTCTTTCCGACTCTATGTCATCTATTTTGTCTTCTAGTTCTTTTAGTTTAGTGTCAATATCCCGATTAAATTTATTAACCGATTTAGCTTTGTATAGTAAATTTAACTCGGATTTATACTTGTTTAAATTTTTTTTCTCTGTTTCTATAGATTCTATAGTTTGATCGTGCTTTGATATTATAGACATTCTTGAATCTGTGTGCGCGATTTTTTTAGAAATCTTAAAAGAAGACATTATAAAAATAATAGGTTATTCTTTTAAACACATTTAATTTAAAAATATATTATATACTTAAAAATGCAATGTTAATATCTTATTCAAAAGATTTTACCGTTAAATGTATTAAAAATTTATGTAAAATTAAGGGTATACGTTATGTTTCCAATTACAGTAAAGATTATTTACTCAATTTATTAAACAATTTTAACGCGGCTAAAATTATACAAGCGAAATTAAGAAGTAAAATAATGATGGACACATTCTGTCCTATATGTCACGAATCTCTAAAGTACCCGTTTGTTTCGATAAAAGTAAACGACAAATTTTTTTACTATAATTTTTTTACATTAGTAGAATATCTCAATAAAACCCACGACTTTAGAGATCCGTGTACGCGCCAAGTTATAAAAGACAAGAAATTGATACAAATTAATAAATTAATTAGATACTACTACGGAAAAACTACTAATAAGATATTAATATCAAAAAGCATGATTAAAACAACCGATCTTAATATAATAACTTATTGTTTATATGATATAATTAATGAAATGCATAACAAAAATGTAACCCTTGAAGAAATATATCATAACATTTTGCCAAGATTTATATACTATATAAATTACCTAATTAAAAATCACCCTAAAGAAGATTCTGAAATAATTTTAAATGCATGCAAAGAAGCTGTTAACAATACAGTAATTTTAGATTATATACAGCTTGTAGAGATAATAAATTACTAAAAAATATCAATATAAAGAAAACTTACTATTTAATATAAAGAAGCGATGATTGATTTTTGTAAAATTTGCGACCCAAAATGCAAACATAATGATTGTATATGTAATGAAAACTTTAGATATTTTTATGACATATACAATGAATTACAGGCGATCAACAGTTTAGAAAAATTCAATTTATCTAAAAATTGGAGCATCTCTACTATGACCATCTGTTGCGGTTTTAATAGTTCTATAAATTTGGAAAAGTACACGAAGATGTATTGCGAAGAAATAACAGGTAGGTCTTTTTATAACTGTATTAATACGTATACAGGTGTTAAATACCAAAATAAAAACAGGGTGTCTATTAAAATATTCTCTAACGGAAACATGCAATTAGCGGGTGTATTAAATGTAATGTCTGCGACATATGCTATACGTAAGATATACAGAAGACTTTTAAATCTAGAAGCTTTTGATTCTGAGGCTTTTATATCCAATGTAAGAATTTGCATGATTAATTCTGACTTCAAAATAGATAAAAACATAAAGCAATCAAATGTGTGCAAATTTTTGGACTTGAAAGAATTGGAACATGTTAAGATGTACTCTTTCAATCCAAGTAAGTATCCCGGAATAAATATTAAATTTTCAAATCCTTATAACGAAAAAATAATAACATGCGCAATGTTCAGACCAGGGAGTATAATAATAACCGGAGGCAATGACATAAACTCTTATAAATTTGTACTGCACCAAATTTTTAATTTGTTACAAAATAATAATAGTTTTTTATATTAATGGTAACATCTAATGTTAACCTTATATCAAATAAATAATATAATAGAATCAAATGTGTCTTGTAATGTATCTCATAAGATAGTAAACGCTTTTACAAATAAATGCTTTATTCACTCGTTTATAACAGGTTTTTATAAATGTAATGAAATTTTCGATAAAAGTACCTTTATAGTAGCTTTGATTTATATGTACAGATATAATAAAGAATGTAAATTAACTTATGCGAATATTAAATTAGTTCTAGAAACATGTTTAATATTAGCTAATAAATACTGTACTGATTTTGAAATCAGGGACTCTGGTCCCTTAGAAGTTCACTTGTTGAAGACAATAGATTGGAATTTATACATATCACAAGATGAATACAACTATTACCACAAAAAAACACTCGAATTAGATTAATCTTCTTCATCTATTACCGAGAGATCTTTATTTACAGGATCGCTCTTAATTTCACTAATAACTGGGAACTGTTCAGCGTCACTATCCTCGTCTATTTCAAGGTCGGTTTCTGGGGTTGCTTGAATTTGTTGAATTTCTTCAATTTTTGGCGTTTCCTGTGTATTTTTCTCAACGCGATCCTTAATGTTATCTACATCTTTAGACAATTCAACTACTCTATTATATAACTTGTAGACCAAAAAAGCCAAAATAGCTAAAATGCATACAAAACAAACAGAGGAAACTAGAGTAAAATCTTCAACGGCAGGTTTTTCGATACCCATTTATTATACCGAGAATGTTTTAAATATCGATATAAAACGAATTACTCGGGGTCGTCTACATCATTGTCTTCGCCTGGAATATCTATACCCGCATAAAATGTAGTTCGTTTTAGAACTATACCAGAATTAATAGGATACTCACGACTACCCTGTTGGATAATTTTGATGTTATTGTTAATAAATGTAGACATGAAATAATCTTTTGTAAATTGTTCTCTGGGTAAATTATTTTCTCGGCAGTGATCATTAAATGCTTGAGTAAATACTTTCATTGGAATATACAACTTTTTATCAAATACTATCTTACCAGATTTTAAGAAATTTTGAAGAGAATTTGTAGTTTGTTCCATCTCTTCTTTGTTTTCGTGAAAATACCTCGGAAGTATATTCCAGATACCCTTTTTCCCGTGTACATTCAAAGCGTTATAATACCCACGAATACACAACTTCAATATAAAAGGAAGTTCTTTGAGAAGCTTTTTGTCAATTTCAGTGTCTGTGTTCATTACTTTCTTCCAGAAATTAACTACAGCGGTTCTGCGAGATACACTTTCTGAGTTATTTTTGTACCTCATAATTTTATTGCCACCCATAGTCATTGGGACTTTCCAGTCTATTGTTTCGTCACTCTTATACTTTTCAGCGTAAGTATTTCGTCCTCCTTCTACTATAAGCTGCCAATCAGTTTGTTCCATTTTGAAATTTTCGGCTATCTCAGGTGCAAGCACCATGAACTTGTTAGCATGTGGTTTAATACCAAATTTAGCGTCAATATTATTAGCAATTACACCAACGTCTTCTTCGTCGTAAAACTTTTGCAGGATCTTCATTAGAATAGTACTCTTGCCAGCACCTGCCTGACCGAGTAGATAAAGAAGTACCTGCCAGTTATCCAGTTCTCCGATGTCAAAACACATTCTTCCCATAAATGCACACAGCCACTTTTGAACTTCTTCTGTGAACTCCTGATAATCAAGAAGACTTTTGAATGTAGGACAATGATCCATTATTTTAAACCAGTCTTCGTCTGAGTATTTTGCGAAATTATTAAAATTGGTTTCATGATATTTACAAGCGACTGAGAAGTTAGTTATATATGGATGAGATTCGCCATATGGTACAAATATATCAGAATAAACAGGTGTTTCGTCCGGACCGGCGATGTTATATTTTGTAATGTAGTTGCCATTCTTAAATGCAAAAAGATGACGATCTTTTACGAGCAGGGGCAGTTCGGGGCCAACAAACTCGTTAAAGTATTTTTCAGCGTTGTTTATGTTGCTTCCTCCGCTAGCGGTAGCATTCTTCCATTGATTAAAATTAATTTTATGATCTGTTTTTTGATAAATGTATTCCTTTACTGTACACTGTTTTTTCCAAGCGTGCGTATTGTTACCCTTTTTAATAATAGGTTTATAAAGATTCCCGCCGCATTTTGCAAAACCTTCTTCAGAAAGAAGTTCTAGAAAATACAAAAGAAGACATTGGTAAGGTGTCTTTTTAGAATCGTCTGTAAATCGTGTGTATTTAAATAGGACATCTGGGTCCTCATTAAATAGTGCATTGTGACTTGGATCGAGTGTTTTAAATAGAAGATAAGTATCACGAATAAGTCTTTCAGAATAAAAAATAACTTCGTATAGATTGTCCCAGCGACTTGAATATTCTTCGAAATCATCCACACATGTCTTGAATTTAGTATAAACTAATGTAGCTTCAAATATAGCTTTTTCTAGTTCTATTTGAAGAACCGAAGTGTCTATTCCATCAATAGACGTTATATTCAATCTTTTACAAGCATCTTCTATTATATTTTTTTTACTAACTGTCCATTTAACACTAAGATCCTCAAAATATCTCATAATTTCCTTTTCGTTCGCATTTTTGACACGTTCTTTAATTTCGTTACTCCAAGGACGATTAGTTTCTAGAATAGACATTCGCTGATATAATTTTATATAAAATATTTTTTTATATGATTTTTTAATCAATATTGTTTTTAGGAATTTATACTCGTTAATACTTGTAAAAAATATTATTTATGTATTAATAATGAAGAAATGAAAATGCCGGCTTTTCTAATTTTCAATAAAAACGGCGAAATTGAAGAAAAAAGCACTAAATGTGTTACATTTGACAGTGAATTGTTCCCAGAATATGAACATTATAAAAGATACGATGAGTATATAATCTTGTATAATGTTGAAAATGGTAGTAAAAATTTAACGTCCTTTTACTTCACCGAGGATAAGTACACAACCGATGTTGCTGTACTTAAAACAGACGCCCTTAAAATTAAAAACTTAACTTATAAAATGTACGCAAGAGAGATCTCTAAAATTAAGATTGAACCCAATGATTATTCTGATTCTGATTCAGAGTCTGAGATAGAAGACATCTGTCCATTTACTTATTAGTCTACTTGGCTTTTAACGATCTATTAACAGTTTTTTCACGACCCTCTATGTATATGTAATCGTGGAGAAATTTAGCTTTTTCTTCTGGGTTCATTCCATGAGTTTTATCTGTATCTTCTGAAAAATATTTATATATTCTATCATAAACGTCCCCTTTAGACACTTGTTTGACGCTTTTAGTATTCTTAAGTTCATAGGAAGCAGTATCAATATTACATGCATCTAGTTCATTAATTTCCATAAAAGATAAAACCTCTGCCTGTTTTTCTTGCTTAACCTTAGTAAGTTCTTTGATTTTATCCTGTAGAGGTTTTATTTTCTTTTTAAGTTCTTTGATTTGAGCTTCTAAATCACTGAATTGTGTTACGTCGTTTTTAAAAAATTGTATCTCCTGATCTGAAACGTTTAACATTTAAATTTAACTAAGTTATTTTTTTAAATTAATTACCGATTTTTTGACAGATTAAATATAAATAAATCGCATTTAATAACAGTAGAACTGTTATAATTATGCAGTAAAATTTTATAGGTAATGCTACTTCATTTAATGTATCCTTTATTTTTGCTTGTCCCTCTTCGTCCAAAAATTTAGATAACATTTATCTTTTGATGTCTGATTATATTTTTAATCGCTAAATGCACCGACGTCTTCAAAATCTTCGCAATCATCCCCGGAATCGTAATTATCTACGTCGAATGTATTATCTTCTTCGTCGGATTCTGAATCTGATAAGAGAACTTCTTTGGGTTGTTTTTCTTCTGATTGTTTCGTTTCTTCTTCGTCGTCGTTTATCAGCAATTTTGTTTTCTTATTAACATCCGTTTTCTTTTTCTTCTTAGATTTGATTTTAACTTCTTCAGTCAATCCTAAGTAATCTGGGTATTCTACGAGTCTTATAGGTAAATTATTTTTCTTCTTTGGTTTTGCGATACAATCTTCTGCTACTCTACATTTTAAACTCTCGAGTGTTTCTGTTTCTTCGAAGTACAACTTAAAATTTAATTTATTAAGTAAAAAATTGATATTTGCTATATAATTAGCGCGATATTTCTTTGAAAAGTTTTGTGTAATCTGACCCAAATGAATATATTTAATGAGTTCATCTTTATACGTTTTCTCAGCATTTACATTTACGGTTTTTTGAGACATCCTTGGTGAATTTTCTTTTGCATTTGACTCAGTTGTTACATTTTTTACATTTTTTACATTTTTTACATTTTTTACATTTTTTATGTCTGATATGTAATTGCATACAATTAGATCGCATTTGGTTCTTTTCTTGGACTCTATCATCGCATATCCGCATTTGTACACATCGTATCTTTTGCCTTCATAAAACCACTGGTAATAAAATGCATTATACCCGCAGTCACACTTCATTCTACAAATTCAATTTTTAATTTTATGTTTAGTTACAATTAAAAAATGCAATAATTAGAAAACCCGGGAACATAACGTATAAATATAAAGGTGTATTTTATACAATATTACGTTATACAATTCAATACATTATGGACAGAGTAAAGCAGCTTGAAATTATCCAAGAGGAGTGCAAAAAGGTTTTCGAAAAAAAGAACAAAGACTATGGAGATGCGTTTGCTAAACACGGAACAGTAGGTGTACTTGTGAGAATTGCAGATAAAATGTCTAGGTTTACAAATATTTCCAAAAAAAGTCTTGATATTTCTGTGTCAGATGAAACTCTAAAAGATACTTTAATGGATTTGCACAATTACGCTGCAATGGCTATAATGTGTATGGAAGACGAAATTAGCATGGTTTAATATAATTTATTGCATAAAAAAACAAAAGGTAAAATAATATTAAATTAAAATGTATAAATGTATAAAAATATAAATGTATAAATGTATGCAGAATTACTCTGAGGTCTCGAATTTAATTTTTGAACAGATTAGAACCGGAAAGATAAACGATTTAGAATTCTCTGGTCCAACAGAAGAAAATTTAAGAAAATTTCACAATTGGATAAAACAGCAATTGATTTTAGAATCAAAAAGAATTACAGAAGGTACAAAACTTTTGGACGTGGCAGTGGGTCGTGGAGGAGATATATTCAAGTGGACAAAGGCAAAATTTAAGTATGTGACAGGGTTTGATTCTGATAGTAGATCTATATACGAAAGAAATCATTTTGATGGAGCTATAAAACGTTACAATAGTGTAAAATCACAAATGAACGTTCCAAAGTGTTATTTCTGGAATATGTCTGCTACTAATCCTGATATATTAACTCTTTTAAACGGTAAAGACAGTAATTGTATTTATGATGTGGTATCTTGTCAATTTTCATTTCACTATTTCGTAGAGGACATCGACATTGTATTGAATATGATATCTAAAAAACTAAAATCAAAAGGATTATTTATTGGAACTGCGACAGATGGAGACTTAATTAGAGAAAACCTAAAAGAAAGTGACACAATTGACAAAAGTGCTATTTACATAAAAAAACTAGACGATAAAATGTATGAATTTTCCTTAATTTCAGAAAAAACATCTCGAGAGACATATTTTGAATACCGAGGTGTTTCTAAAGAATATTTTTTATCGAAGAATTTTTTAATAGAAAAGTGTAAACAATTTAATATGCACCCATTACGTGTAATGAGTTTCCACGAATGGAACGCTAATTACACGGGTATTGAAATGTCCACAAACGAGATGGTGTGCAGTTTTTTAAATTTTAGTTTTATCTTCCAAAAGTATTAATCTTTACATCCTCGCCATTGCCTCTGCCTCTTCAACCGCCGCCCGCGCCGCCTGCACTGCAACACGTGCCTCCGCTCTCGCCGCCACTACTCTCACCACCCTATCGCCGACCTCCTCTTCCACCGCATCCCG